CCCCGGCTGCGCCGCCTCGGCCGCGGCGACATCGAAGTAGCGCGACGGCACGATGACGACACGCTGCACCGGACCGGCGTCGTTGCTGCCCTTGGTAATGTTCACCATCTCGCCTTTGGTTGCGCGAAACTGCACCAGGTTCTTGTCGATGCCCGACATACCGCCGACCTTGAATGATCCGCCGGTCTTGAAGCCGGGAGGCACGCTGCTGCCACCCGTGGAGTAGGTCCGGGTGGCGGGCGTACCCGTTCCCTTGATGATGCCCGCCACCTGTCCGATGATGTCGAGCACGCCCTGAAGCGCCCCAAGCCAGTCGCCGGACTTGATGTTGTTCGCGAAGGATTGAAGCGACCCGATCACGTCACGTGCAAGGCCGGCGAACGACTCTACCGTGTTGTCGTTAGCGGCGCGCACACGCGCCCAGGCATCCTCGACCGTCTTTGCCGTGTTCTCGACGGTCACAGTAGTCTTGCTTTCGGTGTCGGGCTCGGTGATCCCGCCGGTCGTTCCGCCCTCAGGAGAAAGCCCGCCAGCGTCGCGACGCAGCCGCCCTTTCGCTTCCTCGAGCTGATCGGCCGTCCACTTGAACTTCTTCGCATACGCTTCGAGCGCCGCCATCTCGGTCTCGAACCGGTTGGCTGCCGCCTGCTGCGGGAACAGCCGATCGAGGATCGGCGCGACCTGCTGCTCAAGCGCGCGGAAGGCTTCGGCCGCTGACTGCGTGGCTTTCGCCGCAGGCTGAACCATGTTCTGCTGCAAGCGCGCCATGTGCTGGCCGATCTCGTCGACCATGTCCGGCACGTAGGAGTGCCCGACGACGCGATCGTACAGCTGGAAGAATGCGTCGCCGACCGCCTTTGCCTTGTCGCTCACCCACTTCATGACGGGGCCGAGCTTGTCGACCAACCACGTCTTCACCGCCGCGTACATGCGCGCGACGATCGGACCGATGCTGTCCCAGTTCTGCCACGCGAGATAGGCGGCAGTCGCGGCCGCAGCGATCAGCGTCAGCGGCCCCCCGGCAATGGCGAGACCGACCAGCGAGCGCCCGACTGTCGCGAGGATCGGCACCAGCGTGCCGCTGAAGAACGTGCCGAGGCTCACCGCGATCGGCAGCAGCGTGCTGATCGAACTCGCGATCATCCCCATGCCGACGACGACGGGACCGATGCCGGCGCCGAGCGCGACGACGACGGTCGCCATCTTGAGCGTCGCAGGGCTCAACTCGCTCAGTCGGTCGACGAGATTGCTGGCGCTCACGACCAGTTCGGTGACAGCGGCGAGCATACCCGACTGCCCGATCTTGATCGCGAGCGTTTCGACCGATCCCTTCAGCTGCTCAAGCTGCCCGTTGAAGCCTTTCAACCGTGCGGCCGATTGCGCCGCGGCATCGGTGCTCTTGATCGCGGCCTCGACCTTCATCATGCCGGCCGCGCCCTGATCCATCAGGCCGATCGCGGTGCGCATGGCGTCCGTGCCGAAGATCGTCGACATGACATCGGTTCGCGCCTTGTCGGACAGGCCGCCCAGCTTCTGCTGGAGCATGCCGGCGATGTCCGCCATCGACTTGATCCGACCCGACGCGTCGTAGAACGTCAGGCCGTACTTCTCCATTGCGGCCGCTGCTTCCTTCGACTTCGGCACCAGCGTGGTTAGGAACGTCTTGAACGACGTTCCGGCGTCCTCTCCCGAACTGAACCGTGAGGATGTCGCCGCCAGCACGGTCGCGAAGTCCTGAAAGCTGACACCCGATGCGCCTGCCACGCCCGCGGCCGAACCCATTGCCTTCTGGAAATCGGCGAAGTCGAGCTTCGACTCATTCACCGCGCCGGTGATCTGGTTGATGACCTTAGGCAGATCGGCCGTCGTCATCTTGAAATTGGCCATCGTGTCGGTGATCGCGGCCGCGGCAGGATCGAGTTCGCTGCCGGCCGCTGCTGCGAGGTCGAGCGATGCCTTGGCGGCACCGCCGAGGATCTGCTTCGCGGTCAGGCCATTCTTCGCGAGCATGTCCATCGCGTCGGACGCTTCGGACGCGCTGAAGGTGGTATCCTTGCCGAGTTGCAGCGCGAGGTCGGACATCGCTTTCATGTCGGCCGCGCCGGCCTTGGTCGAGATGCCGACCCGGTTCATCGACGCCTCGAAATCGCCCGCCATCTTCAGCACCGCCGCACCAGCGGTAACCGCGGGCGCAGTGATGGCGAGCGACAGCGACTTGCCGATGCCGCTCAGTTCGTCGCCCAGCTTGTTCCACGCGCGCGTCTTCTTGCGCAGCGTCTTCTCGGCATCGGTCAGCCCGGCCTCGAACTGGGCGGTGTCCAGCCCGAGGATGACCCGCAGCTGCCCGATGATCGAGGACCCCATGTCAAGCCGCCTCGCTGTCCGTGCCCGGCTTCTTCGGCGCGTCCGGCTTCATCCACGCGAGCGCGGCCGCAATGGCCTTGCCGGCCTCGATCACGCCCACGCGGAAGATCAGGTCGCCGACCGCACGCGGCTCGATCGCGCCGTGATGCGCGACGAGCGCCGCGCCGAACAGGTCGCGGATGCCGCGCATCGAGGTCAACGTGTCCTCGATCGTGCGAAGGCTGATCCCCTTTTCTTCCTCCAGGTCGCACATGCGGTTGAAGTCGAGCAGCAGGGTATATTCCTTGTCGTCGACGCGCACGGCGACGGGCGCCGGCTGGGGAGCCGGGTCGGTCTTCTTCATCGGTCAAACTCCATGATCGGGCGGTCAGACGCCCCGCTCAGTGAACCGCGTCCACGCGGCCAATTGCTGTTCCCAGCCACGCGGCTTGCCACGACGTCGCGATCGGGTCGGCTTCGACAGGAACTTGTCGAGGCCGGGAAACTTCTTCGCGCGCATCAGCGAGGCCGTGTGCCACGCGCCTGCCAGCACGATGTCACGATCGCGTTCCGCGCGCCGCGTGAAGGCGGTGACGGCGATGTCGAACAGACGCGGCGTCTGCCGCCAGAACGCGTCAGCGTCGCCGCCAATCTCAATCCAGATTTCGCAGCAGCGGGCGAAGTCCCACCGGTCCTCGCCCGCTACTGAGGGTCCTTGTTGCCGCTCGCGGCCGCCTCCGGAAACGAGGCGCGAAAGGCAGCGATCATCAGGTCGCGCGCCCGATCGGCGCCGAGCGCCTGGACGATCTCGCCGGCCACATACTCGCCGATCGGACCATGCCGGGCGTCGAGCGCGACCCGCATGACGGTGCGTAGCGCCGCATCCGAGAACAGGGCTTGTTCACCCGCCGCCTCCACCGGTCCGATCTCGCCTTCCAGCGTGCACAGCGCGTTGAAGTCGAGGACGAGCAATCCGCCGCGTTCGAAGCCGGAAACGGGCAGCGCCGGCAACGCCACCTCGCCCCTGATCGGGTTCGCCACGTTACGGCGCCGGAGTGATGATCGGCTTGCCGCTGAGCTTGAAGGTGGCCGAGCCGGTCATCTTGTCGTCCATGGGCGTTGCGTGCTGGTGACTGGTCACGAAGCCAAGGAACTCGAGCTTCGCGCCATTCGGATAGGTGATGCGCCAGCTGTCGAGACCATTGTACGCGAACTGGTCGGCGATCACATCGTCGTCGGCTTCGCCAGGGATCAGGTTGTAGACCAGCTGAGCTTCGCCCGCGTCTTTCAGCTTGCTCGGCTTGAACTCGCGCCAGCCTTCCGGGCTCGCCATGTGCGTGAAATCGACGCCGTCGCGCGTGAACTCGGGCGGCGTAAACTCGACTACCTCGGCCAGCGTCACGAACGTGTCCGCACTCGGCGTCGTGCGCTTTTGCAAGATAATGCCGAAACCGACATCAGTCTCGGGGGACGTTACTGCCATGATGTTCTCCTATGAAGCGTTCCACCACAGGTTGAGGTCGACGCGGGTGCGATGGATCACGACGTCGTTGGTGGTCTTGTCGGTGTCGGACGATCGATCGCCGACGAAGCTACGGAAGCGCACGCCGTTCTCATCCAGCCGCGCGCCATTCAGGATGCCGTCGTCGCCCGCGATCACGGCCGCGATGTCCCTCGCCGCCTTGTACGTCGACGCCCAGCAATCGACCTGGACGCGCGAGCGGTGCCATGTGTCGGGGCCGGCCATCGTCATCTGCGCAGGGTCGCTGACGAGATGCAGCACGACGCGCGGGTAAGGTGCGCCCTGCGGCATCATGGCCCAGTCGACGCCAGATGGCCCGACGTGCGCAGTCAGCCCCTGCGTGCCGAGCAGCAGGGCGCGCAGTGCCTCTTCCATGCCTTAGCCCTTCTGCTGACGCGCCAGTCGCTTCGCGCGACGCTTGACCGTGCTGTCCACTTCCTTGCCGAGGTCAGCCGCCAGATTGTCGATCAGCGCACCGTGGTGCTGATCCCACGCGCGCCGCATGAACCCCTTGGGCGGCACGTCGCGGAAGCCGAACTCCTGCGGGATCGCCTTCTCGGCAACGTCTGTCGTCGGTCCCATCGCAACCTCGACCCCGCCCAGCTTAGCGAGCCGCTTCTTGCGCTCGCTCGCCTTGCCCTGCCGGGTGCTGACGATGATCTGCTCGCGCAACTCGCCGGTTTCCTCCGGCGCGTTCTGGCTCGCGGCTGCACGCATCGGCTCCAGCCGCTTCTTCGCGAAGCGGGTCAACGTCGCCTTGCTGGTTGCGTTCGGTAGCGTCCGCAGGGTCGAGGCAATGTCGGGAA